GTTTGAAGTACCAGGTTTTAAGTTTATGCCACAATATCGTAATAGAGTTTGGGATGGTAAAATAAGATTATTTTCATATGCTAATGGTCAAATCTATGCTGGTTTATATCCTTACATATTAGATTGGTGTCAAAAAAATGATGTTCAAGTAGTTGATGGTACTAAAATAAAAGATGTTGAAATAACAGACGATAAAATAGATAAGTTTATTAAAGCCCTTAAAATACCTAATATAGAAGTTAGAGATTATCAAAGAGAGGCATTTGTTCACTCTATAAAAAAGAATAGATGTTTATTAGTATCGCCAACTGCTTCAGGTAAGTCACTTATTATTTACTTAATTCTTATCTTTAATCTATTAAGACTTAAAGAAAATAAACAAAATAAAATACTCATAATTGTACCAACCACATCATTAGTAGAACAGTTATTTAAAGATTTTGCCGATTACGGTTATAATAGTACACGAAACGTACACAAAATTTATTCTGGACACGACAAAGATACAAACAAAAGAGTAATTATATCTACTTGGCAATCTATTTACAATCAACCAAAGAAATGGTTTGAACAGTTTGGTATGATATTGGGCGATGAGGCACATTTATTTAAAGCTGTTTCATTAACTAAGATTATGACTAAACTAACAAAATGTAAATATAGAGTTGGTTTGACAGGTACTTTAGACGGAACTAAAACTCACAAACTAGTATTAGAGGGTTTATTTGGTACAGTAAACAAAGTTGTATCTACAAGTGAACTACAAGAAAAGAAACAACTAGCAGACTTAAAAATTATGTGTTTAATTTTACAACACGATAAAGATGCCAAACATTTTTTAAAAGACAAATCATACCAAGAAGAAATGGATTATCTAGTATCAAATGAAAAAAGGAATAAGTTTATAAGAAATTTAGCTGTAAATTGTAATGGCAATACATTGTGTTTATTTCAGTATGTTGAAAAACACGGAGTATTATTAAAAAAAATGATAGAAGAAAAAGCAAAAGATAAACAAGTATTTTTTGTTTATGGAGGAGTAGAAGCAAATGATAGAGAAACTATTAGAGAAATTACAGAAAAATCAGACAATACAATTATTGTTGCGTCCTATGGAACTTTCTCCACAGGCATTAATATTAGGAATCTTCATAACATTATTTTTGCTAGTCCTAGTAAATCCAGAATAAGAAACTTACAAAGTATTGGTAGAGGATTGCGTTTAAAAGATAATAATTCTCACGCTACTTTATATGATATTGCTGATGATATATCGTACAACGAAAAAGAGAATTATACATTGACACACTTTAGAGAAAGAATAAATATTTACAATGAGGAAGATTTTAATTATGAAATACATAACGTGGAACTAACAAATGCCAGAGATAAACATTAAAATAGTAAAACAAATTAAAATTGTTAAGTTACTCAATGGCGATGACATTGTCACTGCTTTTCCTATTGAACAGTTAGAAGACAAGTCCCCATATATTAGATTAGTTAAACCTCTACAAATTAAATACGTTCCTCAATTTACAAAAGCTGGATTAAAAGACTATATTGCTTTAATTAAATGGAATGGATTTACACACGATCCAATTGTTACAATTCCAAAAGATAAAATATTAACAATTACAAATGCCACAGATGAGATGAGTAGAAGTTATCATCAAATAGCCAAGGGGTATGAAAAAATAGATCCTCCCCAACAAGATAAAAATAGTGAAGAACAGTATGAACAAGAAAGATTAAGTGAAGAAGCTGAAGAAGAATATAATGAAATCTTTGATAGTTTTAGAGATGTTAAAAAGACAATACATTAGTACCTAAAGCACCTTATCAAACGGCTACACGCCTCATTATACATATTTTTTAGCAAAAGTCAATGTTGTATGAAAAAAAGTGAGTGGAAAATCGAAGCAGGTTTTGATACAGATAATCAACAAAAATCCTTTGTTGAACACTATCATTTTAAAGGTACTCCCAAACAATTAGAAAATCATATATTAAAGAGATACAAAGAAGGTGCCGAATACGTCACTGTAGAGTTGTATAAGCATTGACATTTTTAAAGAAAGGTGTTATATTATAAACATTATGGCAACAAAAAAGAAAACCGAACATTACGTAGATAATAAAGAGTTTTTAGAAGCGATGAAGGAATATAAAAAGCTTTGTAGAAAGGCAAAGCGTGAAAAACAACCTAATCCTCCAGTGACAGATTATATTGGTGGATGTTTTTTAAAGATAGCGAATCATTTATCATACAGACCTAATTTTATAAACTATACATTTAGAGATGATATGATTAGTGATGGTATTGAGAACTGTTTACAATACTTAAATAACTTTGATCCAGAAAAGTCAAACAATCCTTTTGCTTACTTTACTCAAATTATTTTCTATGCTTTTGTACGAAGAATACAAAAAGAAAAGAAACAAGTAACAATCAAACACAAGTTGATAATGGATGCTAATTATGATGATATGACATTACAACCAGGTGAAGATAGAGAATTTAGAAATCAATTTAGTGAATTTTTAAGACAGAATACAGTAATTGATGAAAAACCAAAAGAAAAGAAACCGAGAAAAAAACGAACATCAAAATCTAATTTAAACTATTTTATATAATGAAAATTGCCTTATTAAACGATACTCACTTTGGTGTGAGAAACGATAGTCCTGCTTTTTTAGAATATCAAGTCAAATTCTATGATGAGCAGTTTTTTCCATACTTAGAAGAAAACAATATCAAAACACTTATTCATTTAGGTGATGTAACTGATATATGTATTTTTTTTATTTTTAAAACCGCTTGTGTTTTTTTATAAAATTTTTTTAAACGACTGTGGGATATGAAAATTGATACTCATATTATTATAGGTAACCACGATACTTATTACAAAAACACAAATGAAGTTAACTCAGTGACAGAACTATTTACAACGTTTGATGGCAAACACGAACCTTGGATTTATACAGGTCCAAAAGAAGTAGAGATCGGCGGTTGTCGTATGTTATTTTTACCTTGGATATGTGAAGATACTTATGATGATTCGATTTATGCTATTGATAATTCAACAGCAGATATTTGTATGGGTCATTTAGAAATTAAAGGTTTTGAAATGATGACAGGACATTATAATGAACACGGTTTAGAACCAAAACAATTTAAACGTTTTGAAAAAGTTATCTCTGGTCACTTTCATAAAAAGTCAGATGATGGTCACGTTTATTATTTGGGTTCTCAATATGAAATGACGTGGTCAGATTATAAAGATCCAAAAGGTTTTCATATTTTTGATACTGAAACAAGAGAACTAGAAAGAATAGTTAATCCAAGAAGAATACACAAAAAGATATATTATAATGATAAAGACCAAGACTATTATAAAAAAGATTTGTCAGAATATAATGATACCTTTGTTAAACTATTTGTATCAAATAAAACCAATGAAGATATGTTTGATAACTTAGTTGATAGATTACAAACTAAAATAAACACACACGAAGTTATTGTGGTTGAAGATAGTATGTCAGATATATCTGCTAGTGTAAGAGAAGATATATTAGAACAAGGAGAAGACACACTTACGTTTTTAGGTAACTATGTAGATCAAATTGAAACCGATTTAGATAGACATAAATTAAAAGATTTTATTAAAGATGTTTATACTGAGGCAAGTGAAAGATGATAGTATTTAAAAAGATAAGTTGGAAAAACTTTCTATCTACAGGTAATACACCAATAGAGGTTGATTTAAACAAGTCACAAACGACTTTGATTATTGGAACAAATGGTTCAGGTAAATCAACTTTATTAGATGCTATTTGTTTTGTATTGTTTAATCGACCATTTAGAATTATTAAAAAAGAACAAATTGTAAACACGATAAACAACGGTGATTGTATTGTTGAAATAGAATTTACAGTAGGTACAAAACATTATAAAGTCAGACGAGGTATTAAACCTAATCTATTTGAAATCTATTGTGATGGTGAATTAATTAACCAAGAGGCAAGTGCTGTAGATTATCAAAAAGTATTAGAACAAAATATAATGAAATTAAATTATAGATCATTTGTACAAGTCATTATATTAGGTTCATCATCTTACGAGCCATTTATGAAGATGAAAGCACGATACAGACGAGATGTGGTAGAAGAAATACTTGATATTAAGGTCTTTACACAAATGGACTTGATATTACGTGACCAACAGTCATTATTAACAAAAAACATTACCGAGGTTCGTCATAGGCACGATTTATTAGACAAAGAGATAGAATTACAAAGCAGTCATCTAAACACTCTGGAAACACGCCAAAACCAAGATAAAGACTATAAACTAGAACTATTACAAAAAAATGATGAAAATGCTGAAGATTTACGTCATAAAATAGAAAACTTAAAATATGAGATTAAAAACACAGAAACATCTGTACAAGACAAAGAAAAAGCCGAAAAGAAATTAAGGCAATTAGAAAAGATACAAACAAAGATAGAACAAAACTTAACAACACATAAAAAGGCATTAGAATTTTTTGAAGATAATGATAACTGTCCTACGTGTACACAAAAACTAGAAGCAGAATTTAGAGGTGAAAAGATTGCCTATGAAAAAGGTAAGTTAACAACTTTAAATGATGGTATGAAAGATTTAGTAACTGAGATTTCTAAAGCCGAAGAACAAGTTACAGCATACACAAACTTATCTAATAAGATAAGAGATATGAATATTGATTTAGCAAAATTAAATACATCATTAGATGGCATTTATGAACACACAACTAGAATTAATAAAGAGTTAGAAAGTTTATCTGAAGAAGATATTGATAAGTTAAAATTAGAAGTAAAAGATTTAAAAGAAAAACTAGTTGAAACTACAACAGATTTAGAAAAGATTACCGAAGAAAAAAAATATGTAGATATATTAAGAGAAATATTATCAGAAAAAGGTGCTAGAAAAAGAATTATTAAAAAGTATTTACCTATTATGAATCAATTGATTAATCAGTATTTACAATCTATGGACTTCTTTATATCATTTCATTTAGATGAGGAGTTTAATGAAACAGTTAAAAGTCGTCATAGAGATACCTTTGATTACAATTGTTTTAGTGAAGGTGAAAAGATGAGAATAGATTTAGCTCTTGTCTTTACTTGGCGTGCTATTGCCAAAATGAAAAATAGTACACATACAAATCTATTAATACTAGATGAAATATTTGATAGTAGTTTAGACGGTCAAGGCACCGAAGACTTTTTTAAAATTATACAAACACTATCAAAAGAAAATGTCTTTATTATATCACACAAAGGAGATATATTATTTGATAAATTTACAAACATAATTAAGTTTGAAAAAACAAACAACTTTACGAGGTTACAAAATGTCTAAAGAAAAAACTACTTCCGAATTATTACAAGAAGGATTTGAGAAAGAACAAAAAGAAATGAATGAATTGAAATTAATACCACCGAATGATCCTAGGGTACAAACAGCATTAGCACCATTTAAAGATGAGATGTTAAAAGATGAAGGTTACGAAAGTAGAAAAGAATTGACAGACGATATGTTTAAGACAATGGACAAATATAAAGGTCTTGGTTTAACTTGTAATCAAGTAGGATTACCTTTTAATATGTTTGTATTGGGCAATCATCCGCAAATAGAAAACGGTTTAAAGATGGCTTGTTTTAATCCTATGATTATATCAAGTAGTGAGGAAACAGTTGTAATGAAAGAAGGTTGTTTAACTTTTCCTTTTGTATTTTTATCTATTACTAGACCAAGAAAAGTTGTAGTTAAATATGAAGATGAAAACGGTGATTTACAAGAAGGTCATTTAGATGGTATGGTAAGTAGAATATTCCAACACGAATATGACCATATCTTAGGCAGAACATTTACAGAACACGTATCTAAATTTAAATTAGATAGAGCTTATAAGAAAGCTGAAAAAATGATGGATCAATTACAAAAAGGTGGAGAAGTTGTCGAAAAAATCTAAGAAAACATATATTCACGTTAACCAACACGTGATAAGGAGTAATAAGAAAAATGAAAGAAATGATCCAGTTATTACGGTTAAGCAAGGTAGTAAGAATACTTATTGCCATCAAGTGGCTATTCTCGGACCCTCAAAGGTTACTTATGGCGGCAACGATAAGCCTCTTTTGCCTTGTGGTGCTAGAGTTGTTATAGAAACTGAAAGTGAAGTAGAAATCGTAAAATGAAACCCTATGAATTTCCTAAATTAGTTATAGAGAACCACGAGGGATTTCATATTGTACGTGATGATTTATTAGAAGGTGGTTCTAAAAGAAGATTTGTTGATAGACTAATTAGAGAAGAAATAGAACACGGTGCCGAAGAATTTGTTTACGGTGGTTGTCCAGCAAATGGTTATGCTCAATTATCGTTAACACTACAAGCCAAAGCCTATGGTAAAAAAGCCGTATTCTTTATGGCTCAAAGATCATTAGATAAGTTACACCCTTATCAACAACAAGCATTAGATTATGGTGCCGATATACGCTGGGTACCAAACGGTATGTTAAACGTAACAAAGGCAAGAGCCAGAGAATATTTTTATGAAGATCCTACAAGACGTAGAATATTACCTTTAGGATTAGAAGAACCAAGAGTTTTAGAAGATATAGCCACGCTTGCCAAAACAATACAAATAGATTATAATATAGAGATAAGTGAAATATGGTCAGTTGGTTCAAGTGGTACATTAACAAGAGGATTACAAATGGCGTTTCCTGAAAAAGATGTACACGTTGTATCAGTTGGGCATACAATGAAACAACACGAAGTAGGTCGTGCTAAACTTTATAAATCAAAATATAAGTTTACACAAGAAGTAAAAGGTGAAGATAGACCACCGTTTCCGTCAGTGCCTACTTATGACGCAAAGGCGTGGTCAGTGATGAAAGAGTTTGGTAAGAAAGGTGCTTTGTTTTGGAACGTAGGAAAATAACAATTGCTAGATTAAGAAGTGGTATTAATTATAAAGGACCACTATTAGATATATTAGATTCATTTTGTTATCTCTATCAAAGATTTCAAAATGAAAATATAGATAAGTTTAATTTTGGTTACTATAACTTTGGATATAATAAGGCACACCGTAGAGATCCAAAAGATATGCCAGATAGTGACATTATTGTTATACCAAGTGAGAACGAATTTCACTATCATATACCAAATTATATTGACCCAAAGAATTTAGAAAAATCTGATACGGCTATCAAAGAACATATCTTACCTTATATAAAAGGCAAACATATTATTATATTCCGATCAGATAGAGGTGATACGGCAGAATTATATAAAGAAAAAGTATTTAATAATATTGATTGTAAAGTATCTGTATTAGATGAAACAGATATACCAGGTAATGTACATCAATTAAAATATCATTTTATAAAAGATGAAGGTCAACAGATATTCAAATATGCTAAAAAATATAAGTTTAGTTATTGGGGTACAGAAAAAAGACGTGATGTTGGTGGTGTAGATAGTGGCGATGAACGACACAATATATTAAAAGAAATACAAGAAGGTGAAGGTCTTTTTAATACTAGATTTTATGGTCGTTTTAGTAGAGTAAAAAGAGATAGTAAATCTGTTCCTATGAAAGAATTAGTACCTATATTAAATGATACACAGTTTACTTTATGTTTTAATTGGAAAAGTAATACAGCAACAACAAGTCGATACCACGAAGCTATTGCTTGTGAAACAATACCAATGGTATGGAAAGACTATGATTCGACAGGAATACTAGTCAAAGATGATTGGCAAAGAGTTAATTCAGTAGAAGAATTACATAATAAAATGACAGATTTCAACTATCAAATGAAAATTGATGGTATTTTAGCCAACTATAAAGAAACACTATTGACAAAAGATCAGATTTATGATAGCTTTGAGAAGAAATTTTTAGAAATATTAAATGACTGATATAGTACAAGAAACACACGACCTAATTAAATCAAAAGGATTTCCATATTATCCTGAAGATAAAAAATGGCGAGATAATATCTTTAATCAATTAATAGATTTCAAAAGAGATACTATGATTGATAGAGAAAAAAAGATTATCGGTCAATCAACACACGGTTTAAATCTTGCCTGGTCTTATATGAAACACGCTTGGGGTATTCAGTGTGGTAAGATGAGAACGCCAGTGGAGATATGGGAAGATGAAGAACATCTTAAAAAAGGCATTAATAAAATTTTAACAGGCACTTTTTTCACACAAAAGAAACCACACGAAATAACAGACTCAGATATGAGATCAATGTTAAGACGTTATAGTGGTACTCAAATGGTATCTAATTTTAGACCTACGGCTGCCGCTGCTTTGTATGATGTCTTTGTTGATAAAGATAGTCCACTAGAAGGCACAAGTGCTGGTACCGTTTGGGATCCAAGTATGGGTTATGGTGGTCGTTTATTAGGTGCGATTGCCGCTGGTGTAAATTACATAGGTACAGACCCTTGTATTCCTACATACAAAGGTTTAGAACAAATTAGAGATACATATGGACACAAACATAAATCATATACATTATTAAGACAAGGTAGTGAAACATATGATCCTGAAGAAAACAGTTTAGACTTTGTATTTACAAGTCCACCATACTTTGGTTGGGAAGCTTATGGCGATGAGCCAGAACAATCAAGTATTAAGTTTAATACAAGTGATATGTGGAAAGAACATTTTTTAAAGAAGACTATTGCTAATGCTTATAAAGGTTTAAAACCAGGTAAACATTTAGCATTAAACGTTGCGAATACGAAACAGTATAAAACCTTTGAGGAAGATACAGTTGATTTAGCCATAGAAGTAGGTTTTAAACATACAGATACTTGGTGGTTATCACTATCTACACAACAAGGCGGTTCTAAAGTTGGTACATTTGATGGTGTATCAGATTTAAAACAAGAGAATCGTTATTTGGGTCGATTCGAAAGACCACAAATATCAGGCAGAAAGTTCGAACCTACGTTCATTTTTACGAAATAAGAACAAAGTAAGAACAAATATCTGTCAAAAACCCTTATTTTTCAACAAAAAATAAATGCTTGACTTTTTAGAAGTTTTCCCTTATTATTAAGATATGGATAACAAAAACAACACTATGATAAACTTAAATATGAAAGGTAACTTAGCCAAGTTACTTGCTACAGAAAATATAACAGTTCAACAAGATAACGTTAAAACTGCTAGTTTTGATGTTAAAAACAGAATCTTAACATTACCGATTTTTGAAAATCAATCAGGTGATGTTTTTGATATGTTAATTGCCCACGAATGTTCACACGCTCTTTATACTCCTAATAAAAGTTGGCAAGAAATTGCTAGTGATGATGAGTTAA